GACATTATGCTTCTATAGTTACCGGTCCAACGGACACTGGATAACCACCTCCTTCTATTCCACCTGTTGTAGCTGTATCAGTATTTACAACAAAATAAAACCAATCTGTTGTAAAATCTGTATCTCTCGCACCAGAAACATATTTTCCTGTAGTAATAGCATAACCTGCTGCTAAAGAAATTTTAGCTCCTGTAATTCCATCAAAAGTAGGTGGATCTGTATAATCTCCTCCTGTAGTTGGCATTCCTCTAAATCTATAAGTACTTCCATTTGTTAAACCATGATTTGGTACATTAACATTTATATAAGATGAACCAGATGCATAAGTTGTAAAAGGATTAGGAGGCATTAACTGTGTAACAGCTGGTGCTGTACGTGCTGGTCTTACTCTTTGTAATCCTTGTGGATCAGCTATAATAGGTCTAGGACTTATTTGAGGTTGTTTAGGTTCAAACTCTGAATAATGAACCCAGGCTCCTGTCCATTCCTTCACCATTTCTAAATAAGGAAATTGCATTCCAGATCTATCTGAAATTGCTATTGCGTATTTACCTGATGCAAATCTAGCCATTATTTTTTCCTTCCTCTTTTCGTAAGTTTTGTACCTTTAGTTTTTCTAACTTCGTCACCAAATTTTCTTGATGATTTAAAAGACATACTAATCATTCTATCTGTTATTTTATCATCCATTTCTTTTTCAAATGCTTTATCTCTTTTTTTGACAAATTTTGGGTTCATTTTTTCAAATAATTTATCCTTTGCTTTTAAATAATTTGCTCTATGTTTATATGTTTTACCACCAACTGTCATAGATTGTTTAATTGGAGCTGCAGATGTTCCTTTGGGTAGTGTAAATTCTTGGTCATAGCCAGGTTTTACTTTTTTTGTTTTTATTGGATATCCACCACCTTTTTCAAAACCTACACGTCCGCCTTTTAAAAGTGGACTTCTCCCTTTGATTGAAATATCACCCATTATACACTCGGAAAGTAAGTTTTAGGGGTTATATAAGTACTCGCAGCAGAACCATCTTCTGCTAAAGCTCTCGCCAATTCATCTTCATAATAAAGTTTCATTTGTTGAGAAAGTTGTGGATTATATTTTTGACTTAAATAAAAAGCTAATCCTGCAGACATACATGGAACAAAACGATAAGGAAGATCTGTTGCATCTGTATAAGTAGAATCTGCATCTTGAATTCTTTTAACAAAATAAATATGAGCATTTTTAGATGCTGCTGTAGAATCTGGAGTTGGATAAAAAGTAATGGTTGTTTTATCAATTAATCTTTGAACCCAAAATTGATTAGGGGTTCCTTTTGATAATTTATTAGCTAAAGCTGAGTAAGTAGATCTATCAACTTTTGTCATTGATGCATCTGATTCGGTAGTGGTGCCTAAATTTTGTCTATAAGTACATTCTAATATATCAGCTAAACCATAAGTAGATGATCCACTTGTTCCTCCAGTAGTAGTTGCACTAGTTCCATCTGAACTTGCTCTATAAAAATCATAGGTAGCTTGACCTTCAACAAGATCTATATTGGTATCACCTACTTCCCAAAAATGAATTCCCCTATTTCCCCATTCTTGAAAAAGAATATTTAAAGATCTTCTAGCTGTTTTTAATTGATATCCTGATGTTCCTTGTAAACCTATTCGTTCATAAGCTTCTTCAATAACATCATCGACTGCAAAATTTTTATCAAAAACAACTGTACCGGAAGTAGTATTAGCCATTTAGCCTCCTATCCGTAATAAGCAGTAAATGAATCTATAGCTGATAATGTTACATAAGCAGCAGTGCCAAAATAAACTCCATTGCCACCGAAATTAAAATTTAAAGTATCGTTGCTTGCACTTCCACCTTTAAGATGAATTTTAATATCACCACTCGCAGAAGTGGCATCGTGAATAGTTATTTCACCATCTGCTCCAGTTAAGTGTGCATTCAAACTTATAATTCTAATTGGTCCCAGGTTCGTAGCTGATCCCCCTATATACCCTTGCAATCTTCCTGTGCCTGTAAGCTCTATTGAAGCTTTAACATCATTTAAATATGTACCCATAATTTTCTCCTAATTTGTAAGCTCCCGAAGGAGCTCACATTTTATTTATTAAACCGCTGCGCTAAAACAAGTAGCGGGTGTTCCAGTACATCCCGTATGGACGGAAACCGACCATAGACCTGTACCAATAACTGTGCAAACTATTTTTGCATAAGTTACACCGCCTGTATCAGTACCATTTAAAGTAATAGTGTCTGATGCTGCTACTGTCTCAAATCCAACAACATTATCGGATGAGTCATCAATATAGAATGCCCCTCCACTCATAACGTCAGTTGAATTCGCAACTTGTACAACTAAATCTCCAGTTTTCGTAATGGAATTTATGATAGTAAAAGTCGCACCAACATTGTTTGCATTATTTAAATCTGGGCCTGGTCCTGCAACTCCAGAATCAGCAGTTGCATTAACTGCTGGTAACGTATAAGTCACTGCTCCCGCTGCATCATTGTGTACAATTCTACCCGCATGGGTAGCAACTGTTAATGCTACAGAAGAGTCAGCGTCTATAACGTTAGCTGGACCTGTATTGTAAAATCCTTTTTTGGATATTACTGGTCCTTGAAACGTTGTATTTGCCATAATTATAATCCTCCTAGTTTATGTAGATCTAGTCTCTAGGCCGTCGACTATACGCGTCTAGATCTAATTAATAATTGTATAGTAATTCATCTATAACGCAGATTTGCGTTTAGTGCAAGGTATCCTTAGGAAAAAATTTGATTTTTGATAGCGCTTAAGTGGCTATCGAAACTTCAGCCTTGGCGCTGTTTACTTTAGTTTGAAGAGTATCCTCTTCAAATTCTTTGGCAATGATCTCTTTTATAACATCCTGGATTTGTCTATTGATTTCAATCATCCGAATATTATGTTTCCCTGACTTCAGGTGCTCGTGTTGCCACTCGAGTTCCAAGGACTGTTTCGTAATGTACAGGTCGTGTGTCATTTATAACTTCCTCATAAGTTATCCATTTACCACGGGTAAATCCATCTTTCTCCAGTTTTACCTCATTTTGTCCTAGCTTGTCAAGGATTGATTTCTCTACACTTTCCTTGGTGTCTTCAGCCACCACGTTTGTTTCACCGCGATAACCTTCATAATGGATCTGTACTCGGAAGTTTTTCATATTTCTATCTTTATAAACGAAATGAGGCCGTTTTGAGGCGGCCTCATCTCTAATGTTATTACGCTCCTGGTGAGCCGTAAATACCTCTAGGGTCAGAACATCCGAAGACGTATCTTTCTCTAGCTTTGTATCTAACGTTCCCAGTATCGAAATCGCCTTCCATTGCAGTTGTCAATGGGGCACGATTGAACATTTTCATGCCATTTGGCACGTCTGTAATAATATACCATGCGTCCGTATCAGTTAAGAAATTATTCACTCTGTATCCTTGAGGAATCATTCCCATAGATTTAGTTGCATTGATATCATTATCAGCTGTTCCCACTCTGCCTTGAGATTTAAATAATCTTTCAGCAGTAAATTGAGTGTTAGAAGGAATGATCATTTTCACTCCTCTAGCAGCAATTTTAAGACCTCGTTCGTCAGTCATTGCAGCAATGTCTATTAAAGCTTGCTCCATTGACGTTTCATTAAGATCTGCCGCAGTTGCTAAAGTATTACTAAATACTCCTGCAATCGTTGGGTGCTCAGTACTAAATAAAGTTACAGCGTCTCCAGTTTTAAAGCTACCAGATGGTAGACCATTAATTAATGGATTGACTGCTTTTACTTCTTTAGCATTGCTCATAGATCTTGCTAAAGCTTTTGTATAACGAGAAGCAATTCTATCGTAGAGGTTATCTTCGATAGCTTCTTCTGTTATCGCAAATGCTAGAGCGATAGTCTCATTAGTGTAACGTGCTGTAAAAGTTTCTTGAGCTTCGTCATATGATATGCCTTGCCCTTCCGCTTTTACATCAGCATTCGCAAATCCTGATAACATAACTTCCTCTTCGAAAGCTCTGTCAGAAGATTCTTGAACGTATATTTCAGCATGTTGATTTTCATACCGCTTGTATTCCAGCCCAAATA